AAATGAGTGACCGAACTTACGGCGCAGACGAAAAAGCCAAACTAGAAAGATTGGTTAACGAAGGCGTAACAGTACTTCAAGAAATTTCAGACTTACAAGAAGGTTTGAAAGATACTGTTAAAGCAGTTGCAGAAGAACTAAACATTAAACCATCACTAATTAACAAAGCAATTAAGATTGCACAAAAAGGTGAATGGGGTAAAGTTGCTGATGATTTTGACGACCTAGAAACATTGATTGTTACTGTAGGACGTGATAAACTATAATGAATAAAATTATCAACTTCTGGAAAGAAGCAAAAAAACAAGACCCTTTAGCATTTTGGTTAGAAATGATAGGTACCTTAGTTACTATAGGTGCAAGTATGACTCTAGCCATTAATGCCGCTGACCCGGATATGCGTATTGTTTATCCAGGATTTATGCTAGGTTCAGCACTAGCAATTTTTACATATACAAGACGAAAACTTGCATGGCCATTAGTAATGGTTTACTACTTTCTTAGTGTAAACATTTTTGGATTTGGCGTAGCAATGGGATGGTGGTAAAATAGATGAAATATATGGTTGACATTGACAACACAATCTGCTATACTAACGATAGTAATTATGAAAAAAGTGAACCCGATTTAGATAGAATCGCTCACTTTAATAAGTTGTTTGATGAAGGCCATGACATTCATTATTGGACTGCACGAGGTGCAGTATCAGGCAAAGATTGGCAAGACTTTACAATGAAACAACTTAAAGGCTGGGGAGTTAAATTTACTAGTGTAAGATTTGGCAAACCACATTATGATATTTGGATAGATGATAAGGCAATAAATGATAAAGAATACTTTAAACAACAAGGAAGTACAGACTAAACCCTACCAACCGTTAGCATGGGTGGCAACTGCTGTCTTGCTATTAGCGGCAACTACGTTATCTGCTTTAGATAATCAAGTTTATGCTACATACGGATTTGGTATTGCATCTACTATTTGGACAGTAGTTGGAATACTTTGGAAAGAGAAGTCATTAATAGTTTTAAACGGCGTACTAACAATTATATACTTAGTAGGCATTTTTAAACATTTGTATGGTGTTATCGGCCAGTAAACGATTAGTTGGTATTTGTCAGCCTGAAGTGACAAACAGGAGAAAAAATGAGTTATGTAGATGCAATCTTTGATCGCGACCAAGATATTATTCGTGTAGTAGAACGAAAAGACGGTAAGCGACACCTTACAGAATATCCAATTAAATATACATTCTATTATAAAGACCAAAGAGGAAAGTATAAAAGTATCTTTGGCGATCCGTTATCACGTATTGTAGCAAAAAATACAAAGCAATTTAGAAAAGAACTTGCTATTAATCAAAACAAAGAACTGTTTGAAAGTGATATTAATCCTATATTCCAATGTTTAAGTGAAAATTATTTAAACGTTGATGCTCCAAAACTAAATGTTTGCTTCTTTGACATTGAGACTGACTTTGATCCAGAACGTGGATTCGCAGATCCAAGCGATCCATTTATGCCAATTACTGCAATTACAGTACACTTACAATGGCTAGATAGTCTTGTTACATTTGCAATGCCGCCTAAAGGTTTGACAATGGAACAAGCAAAAGAAGAAGTAAAAGAATTTCCAAACACATACTTGTATGATAACGAAGGCGATATGCTTGAAGCATTCTTAGATATTATTCAAGATGCAGATATACTAAGTGGTTGGAACAGTGAAGGTTATGATATTCCTTACACAGTTAATCGTGTTGCTCGTGTACTAAGCAAAGATGATACAAGACGTTTTTGTTTATGGAAACAACTTCCTAAAAAACGTGAGTATGAAAAGTTTGGTAAAACAGCACAAACCTATGACCTAGTAGGCAGAGTGCATTTAGATAGTTTGGAATTATATCGTAAATACACATATGAAGAAAGACATACTTACAGACTTGATGCCATTGGTGAAATGGAAGTCGGCGAAAACAAAACTGTTTACGAAGGTACGCTCGATCAACTTTATAACAATGATTTCAGAAAGTTCATCGAATACAACCGACAAGACGTTGCACTACTGGACAAGTTGGACCAAAAACTAAAGTTCATTGACCTATCAAATGAACTAGCACACGCAAATACGGTTTTGCTACAGACCACAATGGGTGCGGTAGCAGTTACAGAACAAGCAATTATTAACGAAGCACATCACAGAGGACTACAAGTTCCTAACAGGACAAAACGTGAACCAGGTAGTGATCCTGCGGCAGGTGCTTATGTTGCATTTCCTAAAAAAGGTGTACACAAGTGGATTGGTTCGATGGACTTGAATTCACTATATCCATCTGTGATTCGTGCATTGAATATGGATCCAGCAACTATCGTTGGACAACTACGTCCTGATCACACACAAGCATACTTAGAAGAAGCAATGACATTGCAAAAGAAATCATTTGCAGGTGCTTGGGAAGGTAAGTTTGGAACATTAGAATATGATGCAGTTATGGAAAAGAGAAAAGACTTTGACATTACTGTAGACTGGGAAGGTAAAGAACCTGAAGTATATAGTGCGGCAGAAGTTCATAAAATTATCTTTGATAGCAATAACCCTTGGATGCTTACAGCAAACGGAACAATACTTACAACCGAGTTTGATGGTGTTATTCCAGGACTACTAAAACGTTGGTATGCTGAACGTAAAGAACTCCAAGCAATGAAGAAGAAGGCAATTGATGCAGGAAACAAAATTGAAATTGCATTTTGGGACAAAAGGCAACTTGTTAAAAAGATTAATCTTAACTCTCTTTACGGGGCCATTCTTAATCCTGGTTGCAGATTTTTTGACCCGAGGATAGGAC